GAATTTCGTAGGCCGTAACACGCTCACCAGAGCGTTGAACTGAGGAGTTGAGCAGGAAGGAAGACGCCAGTTCTCGTTTGATTTCTGCCAGTACAGACTCGATGAACTGCATGCTGCCGAGGTTGTCGTACTTCAGCATCGCGATATCCTCAGGGTTACCCACAAGGATGTCGCCATTCTGGGCCTTTGCGAGACGACGTCTCAGGTTCAGGCCTCCGGCAGCATTCGGGCGGACCATGGTGATGTTCCGAGCGGCCATGGCTGATCCGTCGATAACACCTTTCATCAAGCCTTCGACAGATCGCAGGTCGTCAAGGTGTTCCTCGACCTTGCCTCGCCCGTAGTCCTCGCCGATAACATCGGTCCATCGGATCGGGTTAACGGGAAGAACGTCGGTTTCATATTCGGAATCCGGAACCTTATTGGTGCCGATCTCCTGATGAACTTTGTACTCATCGCCTTTCTTGACGAACACAGAGTACAAGGCGACCTTACCGTTCACGTCTTCGGCCTTGTCAGCAAGCCCGCGCAGATTCTCGGGTAAGTTCTGCTTGTTGACCGTTTCCTTCAGGATCACCTCCATGACGGTGCCGGACAGATCACGGACCACCACGTACTGATCCAGCCGGTAAACCCTGAGAGTGTTGTCGTCCATCATCCGTTCGAGGACGTTGCCGGTGACCAACAGGTACAGCAGGGACAGAAAGGTCGGCTTGCGCCAGACCTTGCGCTCAATCTCTGCGTTCATTGTCTTGGAGAGCAGAGCGAGTTTCTGTGCGATCTCCTCATCGGGAGTCAGCTTGCCAGACTCCATGAGGACTTCCGGAGCCACGTCGAGACTGAACGGAACGATTCCTGGCGGATACAGAGCCAGGAGGAGCCGCGAGGCCAGATTCAGTACCAGCCTCGATCCGAAGTCCTGATAAGTCTCTGGGAGTTTGGAGTGGATGTTATGTCCTTCAGGCGGCATCAGAGCCTTGATTGTCAGAGCCGCACAGTCACGGGCAGTTCGGACATAGGGTTCCCGCAAAACGGCAAGCTCGTCGTATCGGTCTTGAGCCGTCTTATCCATCGGTTACTCCTAAGATGAAACTCCTGAGCCACCTGAGCTGCCGCCCAGAGAGGCCATTGCTGTTCGGATTAGTGAACCCCTGCCGCCAGTTTTCCGACGCTTTTGCTTCAGGCGGTCGGCATCTACTTCGACTTCAGTCTTTGGCTTAACAGGAGGGGGTGCTGGTTTGGGAGGCGGTGGGGGAGCTGGAATGTCAGGTTTCAGAAAACCACACACAATCAGTTCTCCTTGATGTGCAGTGAGCCTAAACGATTGAAACCCATGAACTCGTACAGCTCGCCGGTCTTATCTGGAGTCACGCCAGTTGTTATCCCGAGCATGATTGGAATGTTCCCGAACTGGGAATAGACGTGATCCTCAAAGGCCAGCAGCAGGACAGACCCTGCGTTTCGGCTGCGGTATTCAGGGGTGACGTACACCAGCATGTCCTGAGCGAACAGCTGGGTAGTGAAGAAATGCTCAACGACGTACCCAACGGCGAACCCGACGATCTGATCTTCATCTTCGACTACGATGCAGAAAGTCTCTTTGCCAGCCAGACAGGCGTTCAGGATGGCAATGCACTTTGATCCGCTGAACGGGTACTTCGCATAGCGGGATTCTTTATGGGCCTCACGACCCAGTTCGAGAATCCGCTCGATGTCACTCGGTTGAATCAGCCTCGTCTTCATCCTGGCCCTCAAGTTCTTCCTGTTTGAGCGCTATGAGTTCGTCGATAAGTTCCCTGGCTCCTGCATACCTATGAGCCGCCTCGGGGCTTTCCCCCAACGCCAAGCAGCGATGGGGGTAGGCTTTATCGAGGAGGTTTATGAGGTCGTAGGAGTCACGCGGAATCTCGACGTGATCCTGAAGAGAGTCAGCACCGAATGACGCATCTCTCATAAGGGACATTTTTTGATCACCTCGATTTGTATGACCGATTTTTATGGTGATCGCCGTACCAACGGTGGGCCGGTACGACGTTCCAAAGGTTTATCGGTGGGAGGTTATCGGACAGGACATGCGCCACCAGCGCACTCATCGTTGCCGATCTCCTCAAGTGAGTTGTTGGACTCGTCGAGGACGACCGGTTCGAGCTGTGAGACATACTCGTCGTACATCTCCTTGGTCACTACTTCCTGGGGGAGGTACTGGTAGCCCAGGTCTTCGGCGGTCTTGGTGGGGTCTGCACGGAACAGGAACGACACACCGACGTACACGTCCCAGTTGTCCAGCAGCCAGTCGATGATCGCCGGAACTTCGGACGGATCGTAGCTGATGGTCACTGAGGTGTTCTGCTGAGTCCAGTTCTGCTGAAGCAGTTTGTACCGCTCAAGCTGGTCGATGGCGGACTCAAGGTTTACCTCCTTGCCATCCACCACGTCGAACTCTACGTCGTCATAGCTGACAGGAAGTGTTGCGATTACAGCGGAGCTGTCGAACGGATGATCGAAGACACGGTAGTTGGCCCTCCGCAGCGTCTCGACCAGTGGGTCGTGCTTGGAGAAGGCGATGTTGTTGAAGATGTACTTACCGAGCGGTTTGTGTACACCCTCGGTCGTGTCCATGATCTTGGACAGCGTACCGCTTGGCTTCACGCAAGTGACGTTCTTCGGGCGCGGAGTACCCAGTTCGTCAGCCATGGAGTAGGCCGCAGCGGTAGCGACACGCTGCATGTCGGTATACTCCCAGGCTCCCAGATCGGGACGACGAGCGATGCCGGTCAGGCCCACACCGCACAGACGCAGGTGGTAGTTGTTCAGGTGCCAGGACTCTTGAAGAATCCCGTCACGCAGATCCACACAGGTCTGCCGGTAGTTGGCCCGAGCGGCCAGCTCAAGGGCGCGTAGTAGTCCTGCTGGATCGTTCTTGAACTTGGCAACGTCTACCTCAGTCAGATTACAGAACGACTTGTTACCCAGCAGGATTTCCACGCAGGGGTTACATCCCTTGAACCAAGGGGCACGGCGTAGTGCGGTTTCGGCGTTGATGAATCCAGGCTCGGAACCACCGGCATCGAGCATCAGGTCGAAAATATGTTGAAGCTCGCCACGACTTGGCTTCTCACGGAACAGCAGACTGTTATTACTCTGCGTCCGGTGGTGGTTGTCGTGCTCCCAGTAGTCCTTCTTAGCAACGGCGAACTCCTCCCACTCCGGCTCATCGATTGGGAAGATGGCGATCTCCGCACTACGACGTGAACTCAGGACAGTGCCCAGGTGATTGCACAGATCGAGAATATCGATACGGGTTAGCAACTGACCGGCCTTGCGGTTCAGCAATTCGGCAATCTTCTGGTAGGCATTGGCGATCTGTTCATCTCCGGAGGAAATCCACCCGTAGCCAGAAAGACGCTCACCGGCAGGACGGATTTGGGAGAAGTCCAGAACCAGCTTCTTCGCCGGATACTTGCCAGCGAGGAGCTTGCCAATCGACTTGGCCCATGCCTTAGCACTGTCGCCAACCTGAATGGTCCATACGCCATTCTCAAAGGTTTCAACATTATGCTCGTTACCTCCCTTAGCAGTTCGCTCAGAGCGGATTACTTCGATGTGCGGAATGCGCTGCATGAAGCCCGTGAGCGTTCCGATGATCGGACGGAATCCGACACCGCAGCCCTGAAGCAGCAGCCACAGAGCATCGACGACGTCATACACTGTCTCGATATGCAGGAACGAGCAGTTGAACTGGGAGGCCTCACGGGTCTTTGCGATCTCCGTTCCCCCCAGCCACAGGGTACGACCGGAGGTGGAGACTTTGCGGACGATCATCAGGTTCCGCAGCTCACCCAGTTCCATCAGTTCCTCGGTATTCAGTTCGCGACCGAGGGCACGTTCCCAGAGCCACCGCTGGTGTCCGATAACTCGGTCAACGGTTTGCTCCCAGGTTTCAAACAGCGTCCCCTCGGAGTTGAGAGGACGGTTATAAGTTCGGCGGGTAACAATCTGCGCTCGTACGCTTTCGCTGAGTGCTGCGCTCATTCAGTCCTCCTTGAGATTCCGGAGGTGGAACAGAACGTCGGAGGTGCCGATCAGGAAAGTCCCGTTGTCCAGTTCCAGTGTCGGAACGGAGCGGACGTTGCGCGGGAACTCGGCGGGGTCATCGATGATCGTGACTTTGTCGATCAGATTCTCAGCGATCAGGGTTTGTTTTACTTGGCGGCAGGGGCCGCATGAAGGGGTTGAGTACAGCTTCATCGTTCGTCGCCATCACCTCGCAGAGTTTTGTTGATCAGTCGACGAGAGAGCTTGAATGCGTTCTCTCGCATAAGGTCCTCAAAAGTCCAGCCGTAGGCGTTGCAGATTTCGGAGATGTTGTAGAGGACATCGCCCAACTCTTTCTCAAGGCGGTTCGCCAGCTCCTCGGGGCCGAAGTCGCCACGCACATACTTGGCGTAGGCCCCCGCAACTTCACCGGCCTCAGAGGCGAGGGCAGTGGTCAGGTACTCCAGGGCACGATCCCTCGGAAAGACAGCGGTCTTGGGCGTAAACGCTTGATACTCAGCTGGGGTCATTGGCAATCTCCTGGGCGATTCGCTTACGGCGCTTGGCGATCTGCATCATCAGTAGGTAACCGATCAGGTCGACCTCCACGTCCTCATCCTCGTCGGCCTGACGGTTCATGATGCGGTTGAGTTTGTCGTCGATCCGGACACGCAGCTGCTCCACTGCGTCTGACTTGGCGAAGATCCGGCACGGGGCCAGAGCGGAGTTCCCGTACTTCCGGTTCTTCTCAATGAGTAGGTCGTGGATGCTCTCCATGACCAGTCCCAGGTCCTCCTTGAACTGGTCGTGAGCAGCAATTCGATTCTCGTAATCGCTGGTCATTGGGTTCCTCGTCAAATATGTGCTGGATTTAAGAGCGCATGAAGTGAGACGGGGGCCACATCCTTGATGGCCTCTTTCACAGCCAGAGCGTATGCCTGGATTTCTCTCTGGGCGTGAGAATCCGTTCGCTGCCGAATGAGCCGTGCGTAGGCAGCAAGGGAACCCGTCTCGTAGAACTCGGTGTACATGGCCTGAGGGAGGACCATGCGGGCTTGCTCGGCGCAGACGCCTGCATTTATCAATGCGTCATACTGGTGAAGGGCTTCATCGTAGACTTCGTAAGCGCGCTGGCTTGGACTATCAAGCAAACGCCTCGCGCCACAATGCGTAACTAGTTCTTCGCTGGAGCCTTGCTTTACGTTGTCTGAAGCCTTGCGCCAAGAGTCAGGCATATAGAGCTGAGGGGTGGACTTAACGTACCGGCGAGATACCTCGTTACGGGTGAATCCGATCTGATGTTTGAACCACTGACGGGCTACGAAGATCGGCATCTTCAGCCGCATTGTGATTTGAACGTGACTGAACGGGGTCCAGTGGGTATCAACCATCATCCGGTCGAAGACATCGCGCAGAACTTCCAGGTCTTCCGACATGGCTGCTTCGATTAATAGTTGTTCCTTGTCGTGGCTGGTCATGCCTCGGGCCAGGAATCGGATCAGGTTACGATCCTTTTGACGCAACTCGTCGGTGTGCTTGTTGAAAGACACTCTGGCCACGTTGACCACACGCAGGTCATCACCCATGGAGTCGATAAGCTGGACGGAACCGATACCGTCGCCAAGTACGTTCAGATTCATCGTGCTACCTCATGAACAGCTGGACAGGGAAATAGCGATAACAGTAAGGAGCAGCGCGACGTCTGCTCCGAAGAGGTTCAGTTCGTCAGTCACTTGAGCATCACCTCGTTCACGAATGTCTTGGCCTGCTCGAAGTCCCCGAAGCGGCTCAGCGCAAAGATCATCGGCAGGTTGGGACCTGAGGTATTGCGGCCACGCTTCATTCGCTTGATCTGAGCAGCCATCACTCGGCGTTCTTTGTGGTTGAACTCAGGCGCTACCACTTTCGGGAATAGCTTGTCGGGGTCTCTGTGGAAGTAGACAGAACCAGTCATGGGGACCTCCTCGGTTGGGTTTGCGTTGATTGGGCATAAGGTCCCCAAAAGGTGTCAGAGGCTCAGAACCTCCGGCTGACGCGGGTTCCAGAGGAGGATCGACCCTTCCTCTTTGTTCCAGTCCTCCCGTCTCAGGATGCGGGCTAGGCGAGCCTGGAGGATCGCGTCGTCTTCGGTC